ACCCAGAACATAGACTCAGTACCAGGAGAGATGCCTTCATCCTAGCTAACGTGACGAGGAATATTCATTAAATTAAACCCTTTAGATTTAGGGTTTTTATTAAGTACTATAGCTGCCTTGATTGTCCAGAGGGAGTGTCAAGTTCCAACAATATTGAACCCTCTCCTCTTTTGAGTCTTGAAGTTAATAGATATAAAGACATCTTCCCATGTAGCCCCTATGTTCTGTAATAATGGGTCCCTGTGCACCTTGAGATACATCAACTTGTAGAATCTCACCATAGCATTGTCCACACTGCATGTTCTCAGTCTTGGGGTGATTTTCCCTCTGATGGAGTCCAGGTCAGCAGATTTGATCCTTCCGATAGTGTCAGCATCAAAGGGTTCAGCATGGGCAAGTACACTGATGATTAATCTCATTAAGATGTCCTGTATTCTCTTGGTCTTCCTCCTCATTCTGCAGAACGAGTCAATGCGATCAATCTCTTTTAGCCTTCTGGAGAAGACATTAATCATCTCCAATCTATTCTTGAAAGCATACAGTCGAATCTGTTGTCTGGTGCTTGAGATGTGAGAGAAGTTGTCCCCGTGTCGCGTTGGTCTGGGTGCCTCCGGTCCAGTATGAGCCACCTCCTCATACAGATGATGAAGTGGGGAAAGATTGGTGATGTAGTTTTGATTGGTGAATTCCAGAATCATCAGCAGTGCCGGAACTATCACCCTAGGAAAAGTGAATACACAATTGATCCTTCGCCTCATGTCGTCGTCCATCGTTGACAAACGAGAACCTCCCATGGCACAATACACTCTCCCTCGTGCCTCAAGGATCTCAGATGTCATCTCTTGCCTCCTGGATATGACCAAACAATCCCCTTCTGTAATGTCCTCTTCTGAGTAGGACATGATGACTTTGCATTGGCCTAGTTTGTTATCTCTGAACTTCTCAAATATATTTCCCGTTTCCTCATCCGATAATGAGTCAATCATTATGTGAATAGGTTTGTTGAAGCCTGTCCTTGTCCTCACTGCAGCGTAGAGAACCTCAGCTGATTCAATCTCCAGGTCAAGAACTATACATTCTATCTCCACCTCATGTACAAATCTCTGAATGAGATCTGCCCACTCTTGTACTGATGTTTCTTCACCCACTGAGAATATAGGGAGGAGGGTAGGAAGGTCCAAAAGTTCTGACTCATGGGATGTCACTATCCTACTGATGGCAGGCACATCTTCATAATGATACATGTCGGGAATGTTGGGATCAGAAACCTGAACTAGTTCTTTCAATAGATTGTCAGGATGAGCGCAGATAATAGGCACCCTCACACTGACAAATTGGTGGGCTGAGCACATGCTCATGGACAGAGCATCCTTGGTTCTCATGTTCATGATCTTCTTGAGAATGCCCAAACAATCGGGACACCCAACCAACATAGGATTCTTGCCCAGCTTGTGTAGGATAATCTGCAGTGGCAACCAACCTAGTACACTGTTAGGGTAGCATAGAATACCTACCGGCTTGTCCTCCTCCCAAGTGTCGGTTATCACGGAGGTGGACACTCCCTCGAGCCTGCCCTCTGTGGCCCATCCTAGGGCTGACATTTTTGCAGACATCCCTTGTAGAGTGTCACAGAGAACATCTAATGATCTGCAACTCTGAATGCTCATCATGGGATCAATATACCTGAGCAATGTGATCTTCTTTCTGAATGATAACAAGCATGCATCTACATCTACTTTCTCCCTAGCCAGCAGCATAAAGCTTTTAGACATGCCATGTTTTCTTCCAAGAGCCTCAATAACCAATATAGTACTTATACAGTCAATGATCCTGTCTCGAGATGACCCCAAGACAGTGATATCTTCAAGGATCATTGGAGCAATGCTTTGGCTATCTTCTATTGCAAGCCTGCGAGTGTAGTCCATCTTGATACTCTCACTTTCTACATAGACCAGAAGATTATGAGGGAGAGTGGGAAAGGACACTTGCATCGTGGGAGCGGTGGAGTCTGGTGGGATGGGCTCTATCTCTGTTATGCATGTCGGACAACACTCATGAGCATGGTATTCCGTGATAGCATCAGATATCCTTGGTCCCCTCATGTACCTCAGCATGTATCTGACACATGTTATCATACAGGATTGAAAGTGAATGTACTCATTTTTCCCAGATCTTGAATGCTCCACCCAAGTGGAAGTGCACATACTTAGGTGGGTGCTAGCAGTATTAAGGAAATTGGGTATCCCTCCATGCGTGTTGGCATCTGTGTTCCTTCTATGGTCGTAACTGCCCCTTATAGTCTCCTCCCTCACCCAAACGGTCTCAGGATCAACATTAGAGACAGCTAATAGAGTAGCTGCGATTATCCTGCCAAAAGTGGAGTCTGAAGGGTATCTCCAACCTATCAACTTCTGAATGCTCACAGCCCTCTTCAGTACATCCTCATCCCCGTAAGCGGATGCTATGTCAGTTGCCTTGAACCGCTCTTTAGTGTATGAACCAAAATAGGGCTTGCACGGCCCCTTGGTTGACAAGATGTCTTGTCCGCCCTGTCTCCCATCCTGTATGGTGATGTAACCTGACATGCATAGGTGGCCGTTTCTTGGTACAACATTCAGATATTCAGCCGGGTGAGGCACAGTCACTCCTAGCACCTGCTTCTTATATGAGAGAGACCTCATTGAATCTGCTGTGAGTCTTGAACAATCAGAGAACTTTAAATCATGAGGAATCTTATCTCTTACATGCAGATACCCTATATACCTTCTCTCAGATTCTGCAAGCTCTGATACAACTGACATAGTCTCATTCATTCTGCGTATAGTCCGTGTCTTATCAATTCGGGAGATGAGGCTGTTGGTCACACCATACAGAGAAGCTTTAGCAATCTCGTGTAACACTTTTGGATCAAGCTTTTCCCCTGAGCATAATGCAGAATAAAACACTCTCTCGTTCTCCTTGCTTGCAACAGAAACAAGATTGACAAAATCAGGATTGTTGTGTTTCGCTACTGATAAGACAGCCTCCCTGGCGTTTTCTCTGAGAGTGGATGTGCTGTGGGATGGACTGTCGTGGGAGATGGCAGCAGGATCTTCAACCAGCTTCTCATAATTGGGGTGCTGACTGAAAGAGATTCCCTTCATTGTGCCCACCGCGATACCCAGACCTATATCTGTTTTCATCAATCTATCATGCAACTTGTTAAGAAACATCACACCTTCTGTCACAGGATCCGGGAATCCCCTCTCGGTCAGATTGAAACAGTTGGACAGGCCCGGCCCTCCAAAGATTGATGGGAGATAAAGGATTTTAGCCCAAAAGTGAACCAGATCCATCTCGTCCAATGATAGACTCCTCTTTGACCCCTGTCTCATCACATCGAAGTTCCCTGACACAAGACTTCCTTCTGTCGCGTAGAACAAAGGATTCATTGATCTTGCTAGCTCAGCTATATAGAGACCCCACAAACATTTCATTGTGATCACACCGACAATAAAGTGCTCCTTTTGCATTGCTGCTTTCAGAATAGTACTAACACTGTTGCACATAAGGGCAGTGGACATAACTGAGGAGTTAGAGAAGGGAAAGCACCTGCTGATTTGCTTCATTACAGTCCGTAGCGGCCTGCCTTTATAATACATGTGCTTGTTATACATAAACAGAGAAGTGCTAGTCCAAGTCTCACTAGCTTTCAACGGAAGACCACGTCTGTCAAAATGCTGCTGTAACTCTGACAAGAAAGCCTTCATCTTGTCCCTGATCTTTCTCTTTCCCTCTTGACTTATCTCCCCCCCTTCCAAGATGTCGGATGTTCTGATAGTGACCGTCAACACCTGATTATCTCCTCCCCCAACCAGAGATGCATCCATTCCCAATCTATCCGCGACGTACTTTATATCACACACTGTCATGATTGTCCAGCCTTTCTGTCGCAGTCCCTCTTTGCCTGATCCATCCCCTGTCCAGGAATTAATGCCATCCACTACCACTCCAGTCACAGGATCTGCAGTCAAAGGCCTCTCACCAGAACTCAGATAGATTACACACTTCTTTAACATCAGATGAGTTTGATCATACAACCCCTCTGATCCAAATGTCCTCCCCAACTTAGAAAAGACAGGATGGCAAATCTCATATCTCATCTGCTGATTCCACTTCATGAAGTCCATATTCACAACGTATGTCACCGACCTGCTCTGGTCAGATTGGTGGCCAGACAGCTTGCTCATGATCTTGGTCATCTCAAGCAAATTGATCGACATAGTTATTTCGGGGAAGTATTTGAGCACCTTGTCATTCAACAATCCTTCGGTGGAGGTGACATACAGCCTGAATTCATGTGTCATCAGTGAGAAAAATCTTGGCTTTATTTTTAACTCTCTCTCCTTAGGATATATGCCGATCATGAGATATTTGTTTTCTAGGCCGTTGGCACCAACCCTTTCCAGGAATTCACGCATGGGGCCAAGAGGAGTCATAATTGTCTTCAGTATTACCCGTCTCATATCTTGATTGAACACGTGTCCCCTCGTGATCAGGTTGTGATAAAGTTCGTCTCGGTTGGGAGAAATAGCCTTGTCTTTCACTGTGTGTATAATGTTCCAGGAGGTGGGTATCTCGAAATTCTGATCCAACACCACCCATTCCCAATCCCTCATAGAATAGCCAATGTTGGATGTGGAAAAGATTGTGTTGCCCTTTAAGCAATTAAGGAGATAGACACTGCTCTCAGCCTTTGATATGTCAATGTGGTCCGGCCTCTCTATATGGTGAAGAGGATAAACCCCGTGTTTCTTTCTGAAATTTGAAAAGAACAACTCCAAAAATTTCCTGCCTACTTCATCACCTAAAGCAAGATCTGTTTCCTTCTCCTGTAGTGACACTGATCTCATCTTTTCCATCCCCCCATCAATGTCTATGATAGGATGCCCCCATATCCTATACAACCCATGTATATCAGCCAGTTGATCAACATCTACATTCCTCAACAATTCATACATTCTTCGGACATAGACCCTGCCTCGTGGAGAGACGTCCCTCAGCACCTCGTGAAGGAAAGCATCTCCATTCAATTTCAGATCATCATCATCCCTGGATATGATTATACCAACTATAAGAGCCTCAAAACCAGACACATCAGAGTAACCGTCATTCCCTAAATCATGCAGGAGATCATCATAGATTTTAAAGACATTCTGGATAAGGTCAGGAGAAGGGCAAATATCTTGCAACAGAGGCTGCATCACACCAGAGTATAGAAGTAAATTGTATCTCTCTTGTATCTTGTCAGCTGCACATATGAAATAAGGCATCGGGGCCCATAGGCGTTTGGATCCTATCTGGATATGAATAAGATCAGTGTTCATTGTTATAATAAACTCCGGCTCTACCATCACCTGTATATGTTCCTGAACGATATGTAGGTGATCAAGTCCACTATAACCCAAGATGCCTTTGCTCCTGATCGTCTTCAGATTATTTTTCATCATAAGAAGAAAGCATAAGATCCTCACAGTGTCAGACAAACAAGGATATGATAGCCTATTCATTAGAAGACTGTTAGATACATGATTCTTAATAGAAATATTCTGAAACAACCGACCATTGTACAAAACATCGCACTCAGCCTCCACCAGAGTCCCGATCTTCTGAGTGTCGATAGACATCAGATCCATTCTTTGCAAATCCCTGATAATACAATTTTGATTGAGTGGTGTCTTTAGAGTGGCTATCGCCCACAAAAATTGCATACAGCTGATATTGTTAAGCATGGTCCCCATCTCCCCAATCAATTTCATCATTCTATTCTCCTCCTTGACAAAAATATGAGATGCCCTATAATCATCGATACACTTCAAAGCAGACTGCAGATGATAGTCTCCCCCTTCATGTATATCATCAGAACAGACTCCCCAGTCACTATCGTCCCTAGCATCATACCAATCTTCTTGTCGATCTTCCCAATCGGTCTCGTCCATAGTTAGTTGGGTTTTTATTAAACTTTAATATATTACATGTATCCGTCATGCTCACACACAGATTGACTTATTACTACATTTTACTAATGCTCACATCCACCCAGGATCATTGGTCCTTCTGAAGAATGAAATGAAGATCCGTGTAGCATACAATACTAATATGGTTAAAACTAGTATGTACACCCACTTTGTGAAACCTGTCAAGAAAGACCAAATCCCTCCTGCTATTATCTGTACATCTGTCCATATTTTTGTGAGTATCTTGACGATGGGGCTGGTGACAACAGTGGAGTAGGGAGTATTTTGAGATACTTGAGAAGATGTCTTGTTCACGTTGAATACTATGTGATCACTGAACTTGTCAATTGTCATACCTATGGAATCAGACACATTCTTTATTTGAGGGAACCATTTTGAGCTGCGAATGGAATTAGGATTGGCTCTGGGAGTCCACTGTAAGGGTCCTGTGTACGGAGGGTAAAGAACTGCCTCACCTCTCCAGAAGTTGAATTTTATAGGGCTCCCTTGATCCATCATCTGCTTGTAAGGATTGATGCTGCTGATGTTGCACATGTCGCTCTTGTCAAAATAGGAGTATACAGGATTCCACCAGTTGGTGTCCCCTGTGTCTATGTTCCTGATCATGAACATGTTCTTGTTAGCACAATAGGATAAGGGGATTGAAAAGGCATGTCTGGTATCCACTCTGCATGGTACAACTCTCATTATCCCACCATTCTGAACAGGTAACCATGGTCCGTTTGCCGTGTCCACAACATCTTCTTCATATATCATCTGTTGGAAGGATCTATCAGCTAGGTCGCATAATGTGCCACAGTATGTATCCTCTAGGATGCCTATAGTGTCTGAGATAGTAGTCAAAAGATCTGTTATGCCAGTGTAACTGGGATTCTGGGACCCTATAAGGGTGGATACCCTCCCAGTTATCGCCAATGATAAAGATTTATTTCCCTCAACGTAAAATATACCATTCGATGATATGTTGACACTGCCGACACAGGTGTCTGACTTCTCTATCACCCCATTGGTGTTGATGAGTACTCCTGAATCAGGACAATGGTACACCCCTAGCAGTGGATTCAGCAGACAATCTTCTACACTTGCTAATAAGAGAGGGCAAGTGCGGGGCATGTAAGCATAGGAAGAGTTCCACAGATGCCATGTTGATCCATAGAATACCCCATTGTCGGATAAGCTGGAGTAGTTCCCTGTGTATGGGTTCTTGACCACCAGGTTCCCTTCAAGATCGGAGCTTACCCCCCAGGCATCCGGATATATAATGAATTTGTATCCGGACACTTCTATATCTTCCCAGTAAGTGCATTCCGGATCATCCATTGTTTGGTACTCTATAGCTGTTTTCCTCGGATCCTCACCCAATTGAATAATCTGATCAAGATAAGGGGAAAACTCCGATATATTAAGAACTGTCGGGACAGATGATTCAACATACACCATACAAGTTCCCAACAGGCTGACATGTGATTTCTTTGTGATGGTAAAGGTTTCAACCCCCATGACTGGAATATAGTCTATCTTCTGAGAATATTGGAAGATGCTGAGTGCTGTGTGTCTCATATCTGATGAATAAGAACATTGGGCTTTACAGATTCCGTACCACTCGGAGACGGAGAAGCCTTCATCAGTGGTATTGCAGGAGTATACAGGTACCATATCGTATATGGTATCAGAATGAGTGACGCTATACGCCTGTAGTCCGGGATCGTTGTAGAGATTTTTTGCAGCAGGATTGGGTATGAAAGAAGGTGCATATTCATCTTGAATATCTTTGGATGATGAAGGGCTTTGTATGACTGGTCCCCTGCCTCCCTCCTGGATCAGCTTTCCGAAATCAAATGATTGAGTTGACAGAGAAGAATGTAATAGCACTATACAAAACACAGATAACTTATCCATCTCAACAGTTATGATGATGTAAATACAATGAACTAGAGTGTTGGGTTTTTATTAAAAGTAAAAATACAATCATTGCCACGATTATTCTATCAGTCAAATACATTTAACAGCAATATTACAACACAACGATAACTTAAACTTTAAACAAGAACACATGACCCAGATATAGTTCAGATTGTGGGGTGGTTTGTCACATAGCGGTGTATGGTGAAGCAGTCATGATGACTTTAAGATCTTTGCTACAGCATCCATGATTCCGGAAGAGTGTGGTTTCTTAGAAATATCATCCCCCTTCCTCTTGATTGATTTCCTGAAGAGTGAATTCACTTTTTGAGATGCATTCCTCTGGTACTTGCTTGCCAACACTCTTATGTTGAGCCGAGTTCTGGTAGCAGCTTGTCCTCGAGGGGGAGCCCTCACATAAGCAGCGAAGGAAAGATGCCCTACGATCCTCGAGTCTGAAGATATGTAAGGTTTTTCCAATGTCAGATGATAGCTACCGGACAGAGGATTATCCCCTGCTTGATTGACTATCTCAACAACATGAGAGTCATAGTTAGGAGAGACTAATGTCTCACCCTCCTTGATGACCAGTGTGGGAGTCTCATTGGAATGGTCGGTGCTAGTGTTCATGAACACCATTTTTGCATTGGTGTGAATGGCATGGATCCTACATATCTGAAGAATGTTCTTAGCAACTCGTGCAGTCATGTTGGGGGGAGACCTTTTCACTGCATCTGGTCGAGTCGAGGGCAATTCCAATGCGGATTCAATCATATCAAAAATATCATGATAGTGTAGTTCACCTTCCTCAAAAGCTTTCTTCATCTCTGCCTCGTACATGTGTATAGTGATAATATAATTGAGAGAAATTGGTTGCCCTACAACCGTGCTCAAAAGGGACACCTTATCTTTCTCTACATCATAGATCCCTTGCACAGATGCGCTGGATCTCCCGATTACGTTAATCATCTTGTTGTTGGGTTTTTATTAAATAGATATAGACCTTATAGATTACACACATCACACATTATATAGTTATTATAATAGATAGCATAGGTTGACAATCAGAATCTAGTAGTAGAGGACTGAGTCTCCTTGTTGAGTTCCCCAGTTATTTCAGATGCAAATGGTCTGTAAGATGACATATTGAACCTGGTAAACAAGTTCATGAGATACAGGAGATCATCTGATGTCATATTGTAGCCCGGTCGTAATCCTTCCTCCAAGAATTTCAGCTTATCCGCCTCATCATCATTCAGCATATATTTCAGTACCATCATGTCTATGATATCCATGTCATCTTTCTTGGTTATCTTCCTAATGACATTAGGGAAAGACTCCTTGAAATCATCCAATATCGGTATAATACTGGTGATATTAGAGGAGAACTGATCACCTTGAGGATTGAGCTGGTAGAATATGCTCGGCATACCATGCCATGTGGGAGGCTCAACAGATATGTTCACATTGCGGACACCATTCTTTGGGTAATCATCTGGACCATTAACATACATCTCAAAGACAATAGACCCTAATATTTCATCTGAGACTGTCCCGGGCATGATGTCAACTTTATAAGGGCATCTTTGCAACTGTTCCTTGTTGATATATATGGTAGTGTTGATTGTTATCTTAACCGCATGCCCAATCATTCCTTTCCCCTTGAGTATGACATGCTTTGAGTTTCCTCCCTCATAGAAAAACTCAAATGCAAAAGTCCCTGGACTCTCGGGGGGACAGGTGGGCTTCCATATTATACTAAATTTGGTCAGACGGACAAAGGATTTTGCGTCTCCCCCCATTGTCCCCATAATTCTCTTCACTACACCCAAACGTCTTGTTGCTGCCGTCTTGACGGGAAGAGCCACCTCCATCCCGTCCTTAGTTAGTTTTCTATCTTTCATAGTGAAGCTCTTGAGGTCAGCCATCGTGGTTGTTGGGTTTTTATTAAACATAACACCGTTACTAATAACAACAACAATATATAGGAAAAAGATTGACATTTTGCACACACAAACAACCATGGAAATGATATACTAAAAAGAGGACAACACAGATATGGTGAGCAGTAGGTCAGGAGATAGAGGGGCTGGCTGTCAAGGCACATTAGGTCTTTCTCTTGCCAATGTGTACTGAGTATGCCTTCTTGTCCTTCTCAACCCGATCTCCTACAATCACCATCCCTCGTTCTTCTCCCAGTGTGGTCATGACAGCTACTGCTATAGGATCAACTGTTCTCATGAAGTTGAATGTGCCCTCAACCAAGCGAGGATTGGCCACATCATTATAGATACTAGAATAACCTATATAAGCATTCAGGTACATCATTATACTGGAAGCCTTTTCTTTTTGAGATTTCCCCTCATAAGAGGATAAACAAAAAGTAACAAGTTCATCTTTGTTGAGGTCCTGCACGGATGTTTTCTTGTTCATTTTCCTATAAATCTCGTCAAATTTTTGGACGATCTCTACCAAGGTGTTCGTGGATGACAAGAGTCCCGATGAAATGTCAGGAAGTTGTTTCTTCGCAAAAATAGCATCCTGAACCTCACTACTCCTAGCAGCATCATTATAACCAGCAGAATACCAGAGAATGGCACGGGATTCATAGGATCCGACATTCTCAGTATTCTGGAGATTCGACTTCTCCAGTGCATGAGATACTGCCTCATAAGATGGAGATGCACCATTGTTCTTGAGTTGTTCTAATATGTCATGTATGAGTTTCTGGTCGGGCGCAATTGGTGGCATGTTATCCTTTTGCTCAGATATATCAGGCAATGTTGTAATGAAATCCTGCAATGAACCGGGGTTAATATCGTCGTAACTGTCAGAGTTATTGATTCTATCTGAAATGGATTGAGCTGATATAGGGGATGATTTAGATGACACGGGGCTGGGTGATGGAGATGAGGTCTTTTGACGTTTGTCTGCTCTAGTGTATGGCTTGCTCCCTAATCGTTCCTCTGAGCGGGGTGACTTTCTATTCATCTTTCATCCTTGTGGGGGTGTTGGGTTTTTATTTAACATATCATTGGGTCCCCATGCTGTACGTGATGGATGCTAGTTTCCCCATTCACCATGATTGCATTCTGCCATCAGTTCATATATGTCAGAATCATTGTCATCATAGTAGTAGTCTTTCCCGTCAGTGAAATCATAATAGGTCCATGAGTCGGAGCTTTCAACATCTGAGCTCTCCTCCTCTATGGTGATGGGTATGGAACCCTGATTTGCGTCGTATTTACTTGTCTCAGATTGACTAAGCAGGTTATCTACCATACGGCACATTTCAACAAAGACATCATCGTTGGCCTCATCTGGGGTGGTTGGTCTGTTTGTTGTCGTCTCACTCATGGTGTGTTGGGTTTTTATTAAAGGGAATAATACTTTATTACAATACAGCGCATGCACCACACACCACAAACATAGACTAGATACACACATGCAATTAAAATTAAAAATCATCTTACAAACCAGAGAGGAATCCCCCCTTCTCAAGGGCGGCTGCAGCTGTTCCAGGATCTGCCTGCTGAGGAGGGACATCTGCAGGGGCGGTTCCATCTACCTGCATCTCCGATTCCGGGGGAGGTTGACTGGCGGGTGCTGGCCTCTTGGCTGTTGATGTTGTAGCTTCTGGCGCTGGCCTCTTCATGGGTCTATGAGGGTTGCTCATCCTCATGACTACTCCGACTCCCTCTCCGGATAGACTCTCCAACCCTTCATATACCATATGGAAATTATCAGCCATTCTCTCGAAATATGCGGATGTAGATGGGTTATTCTTGATAGATTCAAGAACTTTTATGTTCTTCGGATTGGCATATGCAGGGCCGGTTATTAACCCTTCCTTTCCCATTATACATGCGATGAGGTAGATGAATTTGGTGTTTCGACTTGCGCTGAGGTTAACAAAGTATGATTGGTCTACATACTTTGCGTACTTCCAATGATGGTCAACAACTCTTTCAGGAGGGAGATCGAGCTTCTTAACTATATCAACAATTGTCTTGATAGTAGTTACAGCATCCGGTATCTCTATTGCCCTAAGGAACTTGGCAGGTGTGATGGCCGGCAATCCAGCGAGAGTGGTGAGGAGCATCTTGTATACTTGCATCCCTCGCATCTCAGCATGCTGGTAAATTAGGTACCTCATGAACCCATGATTCTTGTCTGATCGAGGGATGGTGGATTCCGCCTGTCCTAGCATCCAGGATAGAGTTTGTGAAGCCGCAGTGTAAGTATCTAGGCCTTGAATAATCTGCATCAGTGATTGGGTGGGAGGAGAGAAGCTATTAACGGCCTGTGATTGGACACCATAGAATCGTCCGAAACTTGATTTGAGTGTTGGTAGGGATCTTTGGAAGGATTCTACAGTCTTGGCTACCAGTCGCAACAATGCCATGCAGATGTAGGGGCCAGATACTGCCACATCAGCACTGCTGGGAGTGGGCTTAGGTTGGGGCGAGATTCCCCCAGCCGGTATGGTTATGCTAGCAGCAGCGGTCTGCTGCTCTTCTCCCGCAAGTCTGACATCATCAAGGGCAGATTTAATGATGTTTGATTTCCCGTCAGGGTGCGGTTTGGCATTTGTGAGGAGACGCTCTGAGGACCTTTCTATATTCTTTATTTGAAAGGCTATCCTAAAGATCATAGCAATCTCAACCTCTGTCAGAGTGCTCTTCTCTATACTGTCCATGAGTTTGATGAAAGATGTTGCTATGTCCGCATTCTCCATGGGACCTAAATCATACAAAGAAGTGATTTTGGACAGATAATCAGCATATGAGTATTCAACTTGAACAGGTTTCCCTCCGGTAGATGGAATATGATCCCGTGAATCCCACTCGGCATACTTGACCTCGTTACTTAAAAGAGCCAATGCATCATTAACATTCATACTGAAAAAGATAAGAGAAACTTGAGACTATCGTACTCTTTTAATATGAATTAAAATTCTTAACAATAATGTATGTTGTTGGGTTTTATTTAAACAGTCATATAGAGACTGTCCGGCTTCTCTTTGTGTAATGAGCAGAGGGGATGGGTGTGCAGCTGATGAGCAGTGGTCCGGAGATTGGAGATGCGACGCTCAGTCCCCTATATTATATTACATCTTAATAACGTGCCTCCCAGTCTCACGGTTGCCGCAGTGGGTCATTACACCTTGTGGGGGTGTGT